CGCTGTGTCAGTGGCGGTGCGGTTGAGGGGGTTGATTGCCTCACCCCCCCCCGCCAGCGTTGCCGTGGCTTGGGCGAGTTCATGCGTATGCCCCACCGTGCCGTTGCCCGCCCAGTTGGCGGTGCTGCCCGAAAGGGTGGACGGCGTAGTCAGCGTGATGCTGCGGTCGGCGGATAGGTCGCCGCCGCCTGCCAGCCCTGCGCCCGCGCTGATGATGCGGTTGCGCTGGCTTTGCTGCGCAGCTTCCAGTTCTTGTTTCAGCCATGCCGTGCGGTTGGCGAGCTGGCGCGTGGGTTTGTTGTCTATGCCGTTTTCGCCGCCGAGCACGGGGTCGGTGGTTTCCCATTGGTAGATGCCTTCTTCCCATTGGGCGGTTTCTTTAAGGTTTGCCATGTGTTTTCCTTGATGATTGGGATGTTTGCGTTTTTCAGCCTACGCTTGCGCTACGGCATACCCTTTTATACCCAAATCAAAGATTTGGACAAAAGGGCAAGGCTGCCTGAAATAGCTGCCTATGCCGTGCCACGGTTAAACGCGCCATCGCGCGTGGCTTGCCCGTTGTGGCGCAGGCTGGCGGTTTGGTAGTCCAGCGCGGCGAGTATGCAGCGGGCGGGGGCAAAGGCAGCCAGCGTGCGCCGCAGCAGGGCGGCTTGGTCGTTGGTAATCGGTGCATTCATGATGATGCGGTAGTGCGCCCAGCGGTCGCTGTGCCCGTGGCTGTACCGCCCGTCGCGGCGGATTTCGCCGTTATGGGTTTTATTGCCCATGCGCTCAATCAGTTCTACCTGCCCGAAGCCCAGCCGCCGCACAATCTCGCGGATTGCCCACGGTGTGCCTTTTTTGCGGTGCAGCTCGTATGCGCCTTTAATTAAACGGCGGCGGGCGCTGTCGCTCTCTGCCAGCCAATAACCGTCTTCATTCAAAATGCTGCGGCTTTCCGCCAGCAAAATCAGATGCTCAGGCGCGACTAAATCCACCAAGCGCGGCATCAGTTTGGGCGTGTCCAATAGGTTTAGCCGCAAGCCTAAATCGGCGAGGATTTTGTAACGTTGGTCGCGTTCAATAATTTGGGCGTAGCTCAATTTCATGCTTAACCGTCCTGCTGTTCGGGCAACACGCGCAGATTGAGTGCCACGCAGCGCGCCCATTGGTTCGGCTTAATAATGGTGTGGCTCGGCGATTGGAGGATGACGTTGTACACGCCCGCTACTTTTAGGCAGCCTGAAATCGCCAGCGGCACAATATCGCTACCCAGTTTCTGCCGCCGCTCGGCTTCAAATGCCGCCCATGCCGCTTCGGCAGCGGCTTTGGTTTCCGCCGCATTCGCGCCTGTAAACAGCACCAAATCAGCATCTACGGTGTAGTCCACCACTTTCGGCGCGTAAACCAGCACCGTGTCGCACAGCGGGCGTTTGGTTTCGCCCGACAATTCGCGCTGCACTTGGCTAATCAGCTCGGCGGTCGGCGCACCCGTTTTGGTTAAAACGGTTACCGCCACCGTACCGCCAATGGGGTTGCCCGATGTATCCACCGCGTTCGCCACGTGCACATCGCAAATCGCAGGCGACACCGCCCGCGCCCAGTATTGATACGCACCCACGCTGCCCGCCACGCTAAACCGCTCGGGCGCAAGCAGCACCCGTTCGCGGTAGGCTTCGTCGCTTTCCACTTCCGCGCCGCCTGTCGGCACGCTGATATTGGCTGCGCTGATTTGCGCCGCGCCCACCAGCGGACTTTGCAGCGCATTGATTTGCCCGATAGACCAGCCATTGCCGCGCGTGCCCGTGGTGGTGCATTCCGCCAGCAACGCGGTTTCAGGCTGCCCCGCAGTCAGCTGCCCTTGTTCAATGGTGGCAAACAGCACATCGCCCGCGCCCACCAGCGTGCCGACAGGGATATTGACCTCGCTATGGAAATCGGCAGCAGCAAAACGCAACGTGCAACGCGCGGCAGACGCATTTAGGCGCGGCGTGATCACATCATCGCCGCACAAATCCAGCATCAAGCCCGTGGCAAAGCGCGGGTGCTGCTGGCGGAAACTCTCGTTAATCTGCCCGCGCAGCAGGGTTTCGCGGTAGGCAAAAGTGTTAATTAGCAGTCGTTCAATATGGGCGGGCTGCAAGGTTTTGCCCGTGCGCTGCTCGTAATCGGCAATCATCTCGGCGAGCACCGTGTCGGGGCTGTCGTCCACAATCTTTACGGCTTCGCGGGTTAATTCAGTAACGCTCATGGGGTCAATCCTGCGGCTAATCCTGTGGTGTAAACGGGGCTGGGCGACAATGCGCCATTCAATCCAGCGGCGATGCGCCATTGCACCCGCATTTGAATGTGCGGTGCGCTGCCGCTAAACAACACGCGTTCCACCACCGCCCGCTTCTCCCAAGTTTGAATCGCCAGCACAATTTCGCGCACCGCGTTGGGGCGGAACACGTCTTCGGGGGTGTCCAAATAATCAAAATGGTTGGAGCCGAAATCGGGGCGCAGCACATCGCTGCCCTTGCGCGTGGACAGAATGTGGCGAATGCACAAATCTATGTCGTCCGTGCCTTGCGTGATGCCTGCGCCATCGGGGGCAAGTTGCCAATGTTGGGAACGTGGGGTGGGGGTAATCATGCGGGGAATGATAGGGTTTCAGGCTGCCTGAAACTTTTAATGCGGATTAAAAAATGCCGCGCAAAGTTCCTGATGTCAGGAATTTTGCGCGGCTGTTTGATAATGTATTGGTGTCGGCTGTTTTGTGAATTGGAACAGATGGGGCGGTTTTTCTTTACCGCTCGTTCACCTTCGTTCCCGTAATCTCCCCGCCTGCGTCAATATTGCCGCCCGCTTCAACATCGCCCGTAATACGGATATTGCCGTTGATTTGCGCCGCCGCCCCCTTGCCGCCGCTGCCCGTCATGCCGCCTTGATACGTCAAGCTGCCTTGCACCAGCAAATTTCCCGTGGTCGTGGTTTGGGGCGCATCAAGGGTAACCTCGCTGGCTTGCACCAACACTTTGCCGCTGGTTGTTACCCGCACATCGCCTGTGCTGCGGTCATGCTCAATCCGCGTGCCGTTGCGGTACTGCAAAACGTGCAGCTCGGCATTGCTGGCAGGCGTAGGGTCGGCATCGTTGTAGATTGCGCCCAGTACCGCGCCGCTTTCGCCCTGCGCGTCCAGCAGGCACACCACCAGCGTGCCGACATCGGGCAGGCTGTAAAACTGATTGCCTAGCGCGGCGGGCGTAATCATCGGCAGCCAGTCGGTTTGCAGGTTTTCCAGCGCGGGCAAGGTAACGCGCAGCGCGTGGCGGCTGGCATCTACGGCAGCAACCGTGCCAAATTGCAAGGTGGCGGCGAAGTTATGGCTGGGCTGGCGCATCATTGTGTTCACTTTCTTCTGCAATATATTCAACCATTTTGATTTCCAAATCCGTGATATAACCGCGCGATTTGCTGTAATCATGCCGCGCCTGTTTCACCAGATAGCGTCCGCTAAATTTACCCATGCGCTGCAATTCAATCACTTTCCCCGCCACCAGCAGCGCATTGCCAAACAGCGTGATGTTGCCCGCGCAGCGTTCCTCTTGCGCGTCTTGCAAGGCGGCATCGGCGCGGGCGTTGGTTTCGGCTTGGCTCTCGCCCTTGTTGGGCGTGATTTTCAGCGTGTCGCCCGAAGTGTGCCGTTTGGCTTTGCCGCGCAGCGGTTGGGTTTTGCGCTCGGCGCGAATGGCGCGTTTCTTTTTCGCATCGTAGCCTGTTACCACCGCCTTATCGGGCGTGCCTTTAATCAAATCGCGCAGGCGAATGGAAAGTAGGTTTTCAGGCTGCATCACCAGCACCGCTTCTTGCTGCGAGAGCGCATCGTTGCGGGTAAACACCAATTTTTTGTCCACAATTTTAAACGTGTGCCCATATTGCTTTGCCAGCCGCGCCAGAAACTCCACATCGCGCTCTTGATACTGCGTGATGCGTTGGATTTTGATGGGCTTGATGCTGCCTGAAACCGTGAGTTTCAGCCGTGCGGCGATGACTTTCACAATATCCGCCAGCATCATGTTTTCGTAGGCTTTGGGCTGCAAGGTACGATTGGCGTGGCGAATGCCTGTGGACAAGGCTTTCAGCGACACCACGTCGCCGCTTTGCTGATTACGCTGCCATTCAATTTCCGCCAGCTCAAAGCTACCCCAGTTGATGATGCCTGTGAACTGGTCGCCGCAGCCTAGGCTGAGTTTGTCGCCTTGTTCGGGAAACCATGAGCGCAGCCAACGCCCGTCCACATCTTCAAAATGCAGTTGCAATTCGTCCGACTGCTCGCCCAAGTAATCGGTGTAGCTAAACGAAATCAAATACGGTTCAACGCTGGCGGTAATGTCTTTTTGCTCGTAGGTCAGCACAAAGTTTGGGCGGGTAACAGGGTGCGCGGTCGGCGGCGGCACGGTTAAAGGCTTTTTCAGGCCGCCTGAAAGGCGGTCTAATAGGCTGTCTAAAATCATCGTCAATCTCCAAACCACGGCGGCAGCAAATCCTGCCGCTGCGTTTCGCTTTGCCGTATCACAGGCACAAACACGGTTAAGCCGCTGGCGAACTGCTCGGCAAGCGGCAAATGCGGGTTAGCAGCGATTAGGCGGTTAATCGCCAGCGCGTTGCCGTAGTGTTGGTGGGCGATGGTGTCCCAGCGGTCGCCGTCTTGGGTGGTGTAAACCAGCACGCCGTGGGTATCTGTATTCATGCGCTATCCTTTCTTGCCGCCACAAACGCGGTCAAACCCTGCACCGCCGCCGCGCCGTTGCCCAAACTTTCCGCCGCCGCATCCAGCGCGGCAACGCCCGCGCTAAACCAGCCGCCCACGCTGCCGCTCTCTATCCCTGCGCGAAACTCGCCCACCGCGCTGCCCATCTGCTGCGCCGCCTGCGCCGCTTGGGCGGCAAACTGCGCCGCGCCCGCCAAATCGCCAAAGCTCTGCACGATTTCAGGCAGCCCGTTTAAATGGTCAAGCGCGCCGCCCGCCACGCCCAATACATCGCCCACCAAATTCAGCACGCCTGCGGGGTCGTTTTTAATCTCCCGCGCCGCCTGAATCAGGTTTTGCATCGCGCCGATGTCGTTTTCCACCGCGTGGTAGATTTTGACCGCCGTGCCGATTTTTTCCGCAATGGGATTCAGCGCGTTTTGCATACTTTCAGGCAGCATTGCCAGCAGCGGGTTTTGTTCGCCCGCAACTACCGCAGGCGCAGGCAGCGGATTGTTCGGGTCGCCGACAAATTCTTTTAGTTCTACGTCTATTTCCCGCGCGGCGGTACGTCCGTTTTTATCCATCTGCAAGGTGCGCGCCGTAAGCCGCTCAATCACAAACCAGCCGACAAACCGCCCCGTGCCATACACCAAACTCACCGCCTGCTGCGCTTCTTTGGCGGCAATCAGCCCGTGATACGCCGCGTCCACATCGCCCAGCTTCCAATGCAGTTTTAGGCTAAACCGCAGCTCGGTGAGCGCATTGCCCATCGCTTGCAAACGCGCCCGCCCCGCCAACACATCATGCTGGGCAAATTGCGCCGCGTGGGTTTCCTCCAAGCTGGCAAAGCTGCCCAGCAGCTCAAACGCCACATCGCCCAATTGCGCAAACATCAATACGCCCTCCGCTCGCGCTCCGCCATCATGCGGCGGAACAGTTGTTCAAATTCGCGCAGCCCCATTTGCAACGCCGTTTCAATTTCCTGCCGATTGCCGCCGCCTGATGTGTTAATCGTCGGGGCAAAATGCACCACCACGCCGCCGCTGCTCGCGCCCTGTTGCTGCGCCTGCTGCTCACTGCGCGCTTGGCGCAAGCCGTCCGCGCCTGCCGACAAACGCGCCGACAAATCGCTGCGAAAGCCGCCCATACGCTCGGCAAAACGGTTTTTCAGGCTGCCTGCCAACTGCGCCACACGGCTCACAGGCAGCGATGCGCCTTGGTTTACGCCAATGGCTAAACCCTCCGTAATGTAGCCGCCGTAAGCACGGAACACACGGCTGGGCGAGTGGATGTCCATGCCCTTGCTGCCGGTAAACGCGCCTTTGATTTTTGCCGCAAAGCCTTGAATGGTGGCGACGGCTTCGCCCATTTTGGCTTTGATGCCGTTGATTAAGCCGTCTATCATCATGCGCCCAAAGTTGGCAAACTGGGCAGGCAAGCCCGCCAGCCACGACCAAACCGCCGTAAAGGCAGCCTGAAAGGCGGTAACGGGCGAGAACGATGTAATCAGATTTAAAAGCGTGTTTAATGCCGTGCCAAACAGGGCTTTAACCGTTGTCCACATATTGCCGAAAAAGGCGGCGATGCTATTGGCAATGCTGCCCACAAGGTTGCACAAATCCTGCCACAGCAATTTCGCCCCACCGACCACGCCGTCCCAGCGCGTGTAGAGTAGATAAGCGGCGGTTGCCAGCAGCGCAAGCGCAATGCCGATGGGGTTTGCCAGCAAAAATGCGCCCAAGCGGGCAAAGCCCTGCATCAAAATGGGTATATAGCTGCCCAGCGTAGCAAAGCCGCGCAGCACCCAGCCCAAGCCCGAGCCGAGCAGGCGCAGGCTGCCTGAAACTGCGCCGCCGATGCGGGAGAATGCCGATAAAACCATGCGGGCACTTCTTGCCGACAAGCCCAGCAAACGAAACGCAGCAATGCCACGTCTAAAGCGCAGCAACTGTATTGCGCCGCGCACCCGCAGCAAAGCCGCGTTAAACGACAAAATTTTGCCTACCGTGCCAAACAGCAGGCTGCCAAGCAGGCTAAAACCATAGCGAACAACCAGACTGCCCGCCTTAAAGCCCGCAAACGCAGCAATGGCTAGGTAAACATTTTTAATCAGATTAGGGTGCGCTTGCGAAAAGCGGATAAACTGCTCCACCATCGGCTTTAAGCTGTTCAACAAATCATTCACCGCAGGCAGCATTACCGAGCCGATGCTGATGGCTAAATGTGCCATCTGGTTTTTAAACAGCTGCCAGTTGTTTGCCGTGGTTGCACTGCGGGCGGCGAACTCTTTATCCATACTGCCTTCAAAGGCAGGTTTGCCGTCCTTGCCTGTGTCTTTGAGCGCGTTGATGGATTTCTGATAAGTCTCAATACTGCCCGCTAGCACGGCTACATCGTCGGCGTATTCCAAGCCAAACAAATCTACCAGCGTGCCCATTTGGTCGGCTTTGGGCAGTTTGTTGAGCTGTTTCAAAAAATCCAACAAGGCTTGCTCACCGTTTTGCGCGATGTTCTTTTTTAGCTCCTGCGCCGATGTGCCCATTGCCTTTAAGGCAGCCTGAAACTTCGCGCCCTGCTTATCCGCCGTTTGCAGCTTGGTCAGCATGCCATTGATGGCTGTGCCTGCCACTTCGGGCGGTTTGCCCAAGCTGATAAACGCATTCGCCAGCGAAGCCGTTTGCAATTCGGTTAAACCAAACTGCTTCGCCACGCCGCCCACGCGCCCCATTGCAGTGACAATATCGCTGGCTTTGGCGGGGCTGCTGTTGGATAGATGGTTGATGGCATCGCCCAACTTGCCGATTTGGGCAATCGGAATTTGATAGACATTCGCCAGCTTCGCCATGCTGTCGCCCGCTGCATCCGCCGACATATCAAACGCCACCGACATCTTGGCAACGGTTTCGGTAAAGCCTTTAATATCTTGCCGCGCAATGCCTAGCTGCCCGCCGCTAGCGGCAATAGCCGCCAATTCTTTGCCCGCCATCGGGATTCTGTGCGTCATATCCAGCAAATCTTGCTGCATCTGTTGAAATTGCTGCGGCGTATCAAAATCCACCACCTTACGCACATCTGCCATGCTGCTTTCAAAGTCCATCGCCACCTTGATGGGCAGCAAAGTTGCGCCCACCCCCGCTATCACGCTCATGGCTTCGCTGCGTAGCTTTTCACGCGCGTCTCGCCCCAACTCCAAACGTGTTTGAATGGCTTGCCATTGTGTATGACGGCGGTTCATGCGGTTTAAGGTTTGTCCCAGCTCGGCTTGTTGCCGTTGCAAACGCGCCAAATCCGCGCTGCCCGATGCGCTGGCGCGGCGAATGGCTCGCCCCAACACGTCATACTGGCGTTGCAAAATAGACACGCTGCTGGCTAAATTGCGCGTACCACCCAGCACCGAGCCAATAGCCGCCAATGTGCCGCCTAATACCGCGCCAATCTTGATGGCTATTGATAATTCTGCCGCCATGCTTTATCCTTATGAAACCGAATAATTTTTTAAAGAAAGAAACAAAATGCTTGCTCTGATTGGTGTACTTGCTTTTGCCTTTGGCGCGCTGGCGGTGGTGGCAGTTGCCATAGGCGCAGCATGGGGTGGCTACTATGTGCTACGCGATGCAGCAGGGCTATTCAAAGAAGCTGCGCTGCTTATCCGCCACATGGCTCAAAAACACTAACCCTTCCGATACCGCTCCTTAATTTGCCGATTGGCTTCGTCTAGCCAGTCGGCAAATTCGTTGATGGGCAGCTCGTAAATTTCCTGCACGCTCCACCCAAACCACCACGCCACATCGGCGCAGGCGGAAAGCAGCGTAGCGTTAAGCGTCTGCTGCGGTTTCAGGCTGCCCTTCGTCTTCGGCGCGAAAGGTGGCTTGAATGCGCTCCAAATCTTTTAAATCCAGCATATCCAAATCTTCGGGTACTAGCCCCGTAATCTGCGACACCAACGCCAAGCCCTGCTCTGCTTCGCTGGTAATGTGCACCACGGCACGCAAGTCGCCCACGCGCGGGCGGCGCACAGTTACTTTTTCCAGCACCTGCCCCGTTGCCAAGCGCACGGGGTAGGCAAGTTCAATCGTGGTTTCGCCGTTGAGGGCTTGGGTGAGTTGTTTTGCGGTGGTTGCCATGATGGTTTCCTTGTCTTAAAGGGGTTAAAAACAGGACAAATTATCGTTTCAGGCTGCCTCAACGGCTTTTAACGCGCATTAAAAAAACCAATCTCTCCTTGTTGGAAAGATTGGTTTTGCTGTTTCAAGCAACCTGAAAGTTACGCACCAATATTCTTGCGGAACTGGCTCAACGCATCCACACCGCCCACGCGGTACACATTGGTAAAAGCGTTGTAGTACAGGGTTTCGCGCCCCGCAATCACCATGCGGATTTCGTGTGCTTGGAAGGTGGTCGGGTGTTCGGATTTCTCCTTGGGTTTAAATGTGCCAACCGCATTTTTGCTGAACATCACGGTCGCGGTTACCACCACAGGCACTTCCTCTTTTAACCCCTGCGCGTTAAAGGTTTGCAGATTGCCGCGCACCATCAGCGTGGCGGCTTTAAAGGGATGGTAGGCTTTTTCGGCAACGGCGGGGTAGATGCTGTTCCATGTGATTTCGCCTTCCAAGGCTTCCACGCCGCTGGGCAGCTTAATCGTGCCGACCATGCCCAAGCCTTTGTGCTCGTCTTGGGCGATTTCTATTTCGGGCATTTTAAACTCGGCAGCCTGCCCCATCAGGTTGTTGCCGTTGAGATAGACGTTGGCGTTGTAGATGGCGTTGATTTCGCTCATGTTGATTTCCTTTTACTTTTGGTTAAGCGGGGTTTCAGGCAGCCTGAAACCCAGTTGGCTAATTAGTAGAAACCAAGTTCGCCAGATATTTGCGCGTCATCACGCTGGTATTGGTGGCGCGCTCCATCGGCAGCTTGGGCGTATATTCATACACAATCGGCACCTGACCCTTGCTGAACGCATCCACCAAATCGTAGTCGTAATCCAAATTGACCGTGAAGCCAACAATGGAGCGCAGCGTGCCAAAATAGGTGCGGTAGCCCGCCAACAGCGTATCCAGCAGGGCTTCGTCTATCGGCAAGTCCATGTATTGCAGGTCAAAGCGGCGCAGGCTCTCGTCTATCACATCGCCCGTGCGCTGCGCGGTTTCAAAGTTTTTGATGTGCGACACGCTGGGGAAGCACGCCAAGCGGTTGCCCCATAGGCGATAGCCTGTGCCGTAGCTGTTGAATACGGTGGTGATGCCTTTTTCGTTCAGGCGGTTGGTTTCGGATTGTGGGTCGTCCACGCGCGCGGTTAAGCCGATTTCCAAGCCTGTTACGCCGCTTAATTCGCGGTTGGAAATGCTGAACCAGTAGCCGTGTTCCACATCGGTTTTCATACGCAAGCCTGCGGCGTGGGTGGCTAGGCTTTCTACGCCGAGCAGCCCGACAACGTGTGGGAAAAAGAGCTGAACGCGGTCGCTGGATGTGTTGAAGTTGATGCTGCCCAAGTTGCCGCGCCCTGTAATCGCTTGGCTCAATGTGGTGCCGCGCGGCGCGTCCACATAAGCAATGGCGTTCAGGTTGTCCGCCAGCGTACTCAGCGCGGCGGTGCAGGTGGCGGTGCGGTCAAACTCGGGTGCGATGATGATTTTGGCATCTGCGCCAAAGCGGTTAAAGCCTTCTTTCACCAGCTCCATGCCCGTGCGTTTGCCCGTTGCCGCCACATAGCCGCCGATGATGTCGGCTTCGGTTACTTTGGCAGGGTCGGTGTAGCTGTAATCGGCGGTGGGCGTGGTGGGCAGGGTTTTGAATTGGATTTCGCCAGTAATCAAATCGTTCACCACATAATCGCGCCCTTCCACCAACGCGCCGCCGTTGCCGTTTAGCGTGTAGCTGCCCGCTTGGATAGCGCCGTGCGCGGTGCGGGCGATTAGGGTGTCGGGGTCTATGGTTAAGGCTTCGCCCGCCACGCTGGATTTGTGCCGCGCGGGGTCGCACACGTTGACCACATAGGCGATGCCCGATTGGTAGCGCGTCCAAATATGGGCGGCATCGGGGATGGTAAAGCCCCTGCCTGTAAGCGTGCCAAACTTGGCAAAGTCTTTGCCGGTCTGGCACAGGGTCAGTTCGTTGACCGCACCCGTGGGGGCGGTGCCGATGATAGCGGTAATCGCGCCGTCAACGGTGTAAACGGGGGATGAGCCGCCGTCAATGCGGATGGTTTCTGAACCGTGGTGGTTTCAACACACAGCCGCCCGAAGGCGGCTGCGCTTTCATCGGGCGCATCATATTTCGGGGGATGTGTTTCAACACACAGCCGCCCGAAGGCGGCTGCTTGGACAGCCAAGCGCAGCAGGCGATGTTTGAATGGTTTCAACACACAGCCGCCCGAAGGCGGCTGCGATATGGTGCTGGATCCGTTTGTGAAGGGGCAAGTTTCAACACACAGCCGCCCGAAGGCGGCTGCCTGTGGGCAAATTCACGCGCGGGGTGGTGGACACGGTTTCAACGCACAGCCGCCCGAAGGCGGCTGCCCAAGTTGGCGCAGATAATGCAAAAACTGCAAAAGTTTCAACACACAGCCGCCCGAAGGCGGCTGCTTCTTAGCTAAATCCGACAAAATCATTTTTGATGTTTCAACACACAGCCGCCCGAAGGCGGCTGCATGGCGTAATTTCTATAACTACTTCACCGCCAAAGTTTCAACACACAGCCGCCCGAAGGCGGCTGCTACGATGCGCCAGTTGCCCATAACCCACCTAATGTTTCAACACACAGCCGCCCGAAGGCGGCTGCAATCTCTTGGTAAAAGCTAATTGGCAACCAATCAGGTTTCAACACACAGCCGCCCGAAGGCGGCTGCCCTTTATCCTATTATAATGCTGCAAAATGAAGCAGTTTCAACACACAGCCGCCCGAAGGCGGCTGCGTGGCGTAGAAATGGTAGCTCGTTTCACTAGCCTGTTTCAACACACAGCCGCCCGAAGGCGGCTGCGATGCCTGCTTTGCTTGGTTTATTAAGAACTTTTGGTTTCAACACACAGCCGCCCGAAGGCGGCTGCTATGGCTCTGACGTGGGTCTTGGATAACAAGTTTGTTTCAACACACAGCCGCCCGAAGGCGGCTGCGGCAAAAGGCTTTCGCTATCTTGGCGCATCAAAGGTTTCAACACACAGCCGCCCGAAGGCGGCTGCAAATGAATTTCATTTCTCAAATTGGTTTATATTTTGTTTCAACACACAGCCGCCCGAAGGCGGCTGCGTAAGCTGACTGGTTCGCTGACCATTGACAACTTGTTTCAACACACAGCCGCCCGAAGGCGGCTGCAGCCCCTCCCGCAGCCCGCATCCGCAAAGGCTTTCACGCCTCTGTTTCGCCAAGCTGCGGGGAAAGACTGTGGGACGAGTATAGCACAGCCTTGGTTTGCTTTTTCCGCCCCGTTAATTTACTGATTGTTAAAGAACAAAATGCAATCGCCAACCTGCGGGGGTTTGGATGTGTGCCGCAGGTTGGCGATTTATACGATGAGGGTGTCGCGGAACACGTCGGGGGCGGGTTTCGCGCCGTGGTGTTCTACTTTGCGCCGCCATTTGCTGCCCAGGTGGTAGAAGCGCAGGCTGTCGGTTGCAGGGTTGTAGGTGGCGAGCAGTTGGGCTTTCAGTTTCACCCATTGGTCGGGTGCGATATCGCATTCGAATACGGAATATTGTACGCGCACGCCGTAGTCGAGGCAGTATTGTGCTACGCGCCGCAGCCGCGATGCGCCTTCGGGGTCTTGCAGCGAGATGTCATAGGTAATCAGCATCAGCATGGTTGTTCTCCCTTGGGCAGCCTGGAAAACGGTTTGGTACTCGGAAAGGCAGCCTGAAAAACGGTTTGCGGGGCATTCAGCGCATCAGAAACGCGGGGTATTCCGCCAAGTCGCCGCGCAGGTGGCGGGCGAGCAGCATGGCTTGGATGTGCGGCAGCAGTCCGATTTCCACTTCTTCCTGCAAAAACGGGTGGACGATTTTTTCCTGTTTTTTCGCTTGCAGGGCTTGGAACAGCACTTTGCGCGCTTCGGCTTTCAGGCTGACCGCGCCGCTGCTTTCGGTAACGAAGTCCTGCGGTTTGAGCTGGCTGCGGTTAATCAGGCTGAGGGCGAGGCGGTCGGCCTGCCAGGCGCGGAACTCTTCCAAAATGTCCTGCGCCAGGCTATCGCGCCCGGGGCGGGCCGGGGGGCGGAAACCCCCCCCCCCGGGGCGGCCCCACAC